ATGTGGATGGGGTCCAGGGCTTCACGTCGATCACCAGCTATCTGCCGTCTGTGATAGCCCGTGAGGCTAACGTCGGTCGGGAGGGGACAGACGGGGGAGAGTTCTTCAACGGGGACATCTCCGAGCTTGCCGTTTGGGATCGGTTGTTGGCCCCGTCTGAGATCACCAACCTTTACAACGCTAGCTATGAGTAGGAGGCCCTAAATGCCTGAGATCATTGATGTAGTCGACAGCGAAGACCTGGCTGTTGCCGAGTGGGCCAACGCCATCAGGGACCGCACCGTCCAACGCTACAACGACCTGTCCACCCGCACCACCGAGCACGCCACACCGGCTGCTGGGGACCTCAGCTTCCTCGAAGACTCGGGGGCTTTGGAGGTCTACTTCGGAGGCTCATGGAGAGGTCTGCTGCCCACCGGGGCTGTCATCGCCCATGCGGGGACCACAGCGCCGTCTGGGTGGCTACTCGCCAACGGTGCCGAGGTATCCAGGACAACCTATGCCGCCCTGTTCGCTGTCATCGGGACAGTGTTCGGGGTTGGTGACGGCTCGACCACGTTCAACCTGCCCAACCTGAAACAGAGGTTCCCGCTGGGGAAGGCCGACTCGGGCACCGGAGCGGCGGTGGGAGCTACTGGTGGTGCGATCGATCATGTTCATTCGGGGCCTTCGCACACCCACACCGGGCCGTCGCACACCCACACGATGGGCACCCACACCCATTCCAACCCGAGCACAGCAGCGAATGGCTCCCACGCCCACTTCATCGACGGGGGTGCCACCGCATCGGGGGGAAGCCACACCCACTCGTTCTCCGACTCGTTCACTACTGGTGGCGGGTCAGGCACGACCTCCAAGGAGGGGGGAGCGTTCCTGGCTTCCGTTCCGGCTCACACCCACACGGGTTCAGTGTCAGGGACGACCGGCTCGGGAGGTTCGCACACCCACGGGCCGGGAACCCTGGACACCGACTCGGCAGGGAGCCACACCCACACTCAGGGGGTTACCGGGGCCACCGATCCTGGAGACACCAACGCTGCGGGCACTGGGGCTACTGGTGCGGGGGGAACCGGGAGCACAGGCACCCAGAACCCACCGTTCCTGACCCTGCTGTTCATAGTCAAGATATGAGGAGAACACCATGACTACACCAGCCGAACTGACCGTCAACGAGGCAGCCGACTACCTGAAGATCACACCCGAGGAGTTGGTCTTCTCCCGTGCTCGGGGTCTGCCACCAGGGAAGGTGGGCTACACCAGGGGAGGGCAGTTGTTCTTCCGCAAGGTGGACCTGATCCCACCGAAGCCCACCAAGAAGCCTAAGCCTCAAGTAGAGGTTGAGACCAACCCTCAACCAGTGGTTGAAGGTTAGGATGGAGAGCGCAATGACCAACATCGCACACCAAGACGACTTCAAGGTCGAAGCCTACGGCACGTTCACACCACCACCCGTCTCGTGCGGGGGTGCTGAGTGCTACTGGGTGGAGACCGACACCGGGTGGGAGACCATCCATTCAACAGACTGTGAGGAAAACTGATGTCCCTCGGATACGCCGTAGCCCTACGCAACGCACAACTCGACGAGATCACCGCCAGGGCTGGAGCCTCGGCCCTGCTCAAGATTTTCTCGGGGACACGGCCCGCCACAGGGGGAGCAGAGACCACCCAGCTATCCGAGCAGGTGTGCAACGCCACCTTTGCTCCAGCAGCTTCCGGTGGGGTGCTCACCCTCAACGCCATTGCCGACGATGCGGCTGCTGACGCCACCGGGACTGCATCCTGGTTCAGGATCGAGTCAGCCGCTGCCGCCCATGCGATGGACGGTGATGTTGCCGTGTCAGGTGCAGACCTGAACTTCGACTCGATCAACTTCGTGGCTGGCGGTGTGGTTGCGGTCACATCGTTTGTCATCAACTGCGGCAACGCTTGATGTGTCGCTCTGCACTGGTCGGGGGTCGCTAAGAGGGCAGCACTGCTGTTTCGTCAACGGGCTGGTCTGCCAATACCTGGAGTTGGGGACCGTCCCTGGACGCACGTTCGTCTGCGGGTTGAGACGCCAACTCGGCTCGTGGGAGGCCGTCCACGCTGACCCCGGCTACATCGAGAACGTGCAACGGTTTTGGGATGTCCACCCCAATATCACATCGTGTGGCGACTGGCAGCCGGAACCTGGCATGTGTTGTAGGGAGACCTGATGGCAACCCTGAACACCCTCGCCCTCGGCACTTTCACCAACGGTAATGACACGGCGATCACCGGGGCTGAGCCGGTCCTCCAAGAGATCGCCTCCGCCGACGACGCCAAGAACGTCCACGACACTGCCAATACAACCCACACCGGGATAGCCAAGTTCACCCTTGAGAATGTGAACTCGGACCTGGGCAACATGGACACCCTGTTCATTCGGCTCCGCTACGCCAACTCGAACACTCCAGTCAACAACACGTGGGATTCGCTAAGAGCACATGTCTTCAAGTCTGATGGGGTCACCGGGCTAGCAGGCGGGACTTCGCTTTCGGTGGACCGGGTGGTAGCCACCGATATCACCGCCACCATCCCGACCAACTCAGCAGTTGTCAACTTCATCGCAGTAGACACCGCGGCGACGAAGGACGACTGGGATGGGGCGATCGTCGAAATCAAGTTTTACATCACCAAGAGCATGGCCGGTGACGCCATCGAAGAACGGGTGTTCGCCGCTGAGATCACCGGCACCTACACGCCCGCATCCAACACTTTCACCGGCTCGGCCAACGTCACCCAAGACGACAACACGTCCGATGCTGCTGGGACGCACACTCCACCCACGTTCACCGGGTCAGCCTCCGAAACCCAGGATGACAACACCGCTGACGCTTCGGGGACGTTCACCCCTCCGACGTTCACCGCCACAGCAGCACCCACACAGGAGGACAACACTTCGGCAGCCACAGGGACGTTCGTTGTTGGCCCGGTGTCGGGGTCAGCCAACGCCACCCAAGACGACAACACGTCCGAGGCTGCTGGCACTCACACACCACCAACGTTCACCGGCAGCGCAGCACCAACCCAAGACGACCAGACCTCGACCGCCACAGGCACCTTCACCGACCCTGTCTACACCGGGGAAGCCTCACCAACCCAAGACGACAACACGTCTACAGCCACCGGCACGTTTGTCCCTGGCACTCTCACCGGGTCGGCTGATGCCACTCAGGATGACAACACGGCTACTGCGGTCGGGACTCACACACCACCAACATTCACCGGTTCAGTGTCGGTCACCCAGGACGATCAGACTTCGAGCACGACAGCCACGTTCACCGACCCTGTCTACACCGGGTCGGGGGCTTCGAGCCAGGAGGACAACACATCCACAGCCACCGGCACGTTCACTGCTTCTGAACGGACGGGTTCTGGAGCGCCAACCCAAGACGACAACACTGCTGTTGGCGCTGGCACGTTTGTCCCGCCTGGCTTCACCGGTTCTTTGGCAGCCGTCCAGGATGACAACCTTGTCGTCGCAGCAGGCACGTTCAGCCTCCCCACCTTCACCGGGTCAGGCTCTCCCGTCCAAGAGGACAACACGTCGGTTGCTACTGGCACTCACACGACAGACACGATCGCCGGGTCAGCAGCTATCACCCAGGACGATCAGGTGCTGGTTGGTGTGGGCACGTTCGCCTGGAACCTCCAGGTTGCCGAGTTCGACGTGCCCTACACGAGACAGTTCATAGGCCGGTTCCCCAAGTATCCGCTGGTCGACCCGGACAACCGATGAACGGTGCCCTGGCTTCATGGTGTCGTGAACCCACCCCGGTGGGGGAGGAGACCTGGACCCCGTGGGGGGAAGGCTGGTATGCGTGGTCGTCACCCTCACCCGAGGTCGAGTTCTGCGAGTTCGTCGGTGCTCTCGTCCGTCTCCTCCGTCCTCGTCTGGTTGTCGAGACAGGGGTGGGAGCCGGGTATGTGACCAGACGGATCATCGCTGGCCTCGGGTCGGGGTCTTGGATCGGGTTCGAGTCCGACGACGGATACCGTGCCGAAGGTCGTCGCCTCCCCTGGCCTGAGGACCTCACCCTCTCATCCGAGGTATCCCCAGCCTCGGCGGATATGGCTGCTGCCGACCTGGTGGTGTTGGATTCCGCACCCGAATACCGGCTCACCGAGTTCGACCTGTGGCGTGAGCATGGGAAGCCATCCTCGGTCCTGGTGTGCCATGACGTGTCGTCTCGGCATCAACCGTCACCACGCAACTCGAAGGTCCACATCCCCTTCTACAACCACATCAGCACGTCAGGGTTGACCGGGGTGTTCCTGACCAACCCTCGTGGCGCATGGATGGGACAGCACCCGTGAACGTGGTCATACCTGTAGGGCCGAACCGGGCAGACACTCTCCGCTGGGTGTTGAGGACCATCCACCAGCATCTGGCTGTGGACCGGGTGGTGATCGTCGGGGACATCCCCGGCTGGGTGCGAGGAGTAGAAACCCTCAGCGTCTCCCAACACCGGGATCGGGCCACCAACCACCGTGCCAACATCGAGGCGGTCCTCGACCACGATCTCGAAGACTTCGTCTGGTGGGACGACGACCATTTCATCCTCGAAGACCGGGACACCATCCCCCTCTACAACGCCGGGTTCGTGTCCACCTACCTGGCAGCCAAGAAGTCTCAGATGAGGGCGCTGGCAGCACCAGGGGAGTATCAGCGGGCTTTCCAAATGTGCTTCGGCCTGTGCTCAGAGTGGGGTTATGACGATGTCCTGATGCCTCCACACGTCCCTATGCCCGTAGAGAAGGCGTCCCTGGCCTCCCTGGTCTCCGACACCGACAGATCGGGCCTCGACCGTAAGGAGATGATGTGGGCGGTGTGGAAGGCCGCATACCTGACCCGTGTGGTCTCCCCTGAGAACTCGACCCACCTTGCCGACCCGAGGCACCGTCACCTTGACAATCCTGACAGCCCGACAGACGGGTTCTGGGCGACAACAGCCAACCTGTGGACGACCAACACCTGGATCAAAGACCGATACTGGCGTCCATCACCCTACGAGGCCACCTGATGGAAAACTTCCTCTACACTGCTGCTGCGATCGTCGCGTTGGCCGCAGCCCTGAAAGCAACGTTCTACCTGATCGCCAAACTCCGTCAGACCGGCAAGCTGATGGAGGCGTTGTTCGAGTTGACAAGGGAGGACGACTGGCCCAACGGTGCCGAATCCCTCCAAGCCTCCCATCAGGAACTCTACGACAAGGTGTCCAGCATCGAGACTTCCATCAAGGAACTACAGACGGCTGTGGAGCAGGTGCTGACCGGTCGGTAGACATTCATGCGAACGTTCAAGCTTCCTCCCATCCTTCACCCAGCGAACCGCGAGCGTAGCGAGCACGGGAAGAGGGGAGAAACCGGTAGCTGCCCTTGGCAGCGGTAGGTGTCGACCTCTTAACATGAAGGTCAGGTGCATATCCTTAGGGGGTTCTCGCTGCGAAATGCCTGGTGACAGACTTTGTACGAATAACGGTCTTATGTGGGCTACCGCCTGCCCTGGTTAGTGGCTTCTCCTATTGTCCTGAGCCTGCCCGATGCCAGGGGCTTCGTTCGCCCGAACGTTTATGGCGGCGCGCTAAGACGTTGGGAGAGAGGGGAAAGAGTGCTATTCTTTCGATCGACGATCACCATCATCAGAGAGTAACACCCCTTCGGGGGTGTTCTCTCGTCTCAACCCTTTTTCTTTCAGACGAACGTTTGAGGACCCTTGGGTGGTATGCTCGGCCCATATTCGCCCGAGGTCATTCTTGGCCATCCTTCTAAATATGGGCGGATCGGCACTCCTCTTCCTGTCACCGCATTTGGGGGAGTGCTACCCAAGTGGGTGCCACTATGGTGCCACTCTTTGAGCGTTATTCAAGAAGTAGCTGAGAGCGGCTTGCCCCTCAAATCATGTGATAAGATCCCCATCCATGACAGAGCTACTCGACCCGAGACAAGTGGCAGACCTCCTGGGGGTCACCGTGCAGCGTCTCGCTAACTGGCGCTACCGAGGGCGAGGACCGAACTACATCAAGCTCGGCTACCGGTCCATCCGCTACCAGCGAGCCGATGTGGAGCAGTGGCTGGCCGAGCACACCATCCGCGCAGAGGACCACCCGAAGGTGCTATCGTGAGATCACCACAACCTGACATAACGTGGATTAGGCACCAACATCAGGCACTTAACCCACGGGATTGGCTTCTATGCGCTCTGAGCTTCACAGCGTTCTCGCGGACATCGTCTCCGCTCGAATCCACCTGGACGCCGTCAAAGACCGGGCCATCATCGAAATGCGTCAAGGCCACCGTCCCACCTACCGTGGCCACGAGTGGGGGAGAGACCAGTTCGACGCGCTCGAACAGGTCGGCTATGCGGTCGAAGCAGCATTCTCCCTGCTCAAAGCCCTCCAGTTCCCTGAGACTCAAAGCTCACGGCTCGAAGACGCCCGCATCATGCTTGACTCCCTCGACACGCCAGCCCAGCTTTCCTCATAGCCCAGGCAGGGTAAAACCCGCCACCCTGTCATTCGAACATTGCAACGTTCGCTCGAACGTTCCATTCACTCCTTATTCGAACGTTTACCGGGGGGAGGCCCAACATGGCTAGGAGACACGGATTCGCACGGATAGGACGCCGACGCCCTGAATGGGACATCTGGCAGGCGATGGTCCAACGCTGCACCAACCCCAACCACAAGGAGTACCCCCGGTATGGAGGCCGCGGCATCACCGTATGCGACCGCTGGACCGAACCTGACGGAGACGGTTTCCTCAACTTCCTCTACGACATGGGGTCCAGGCCCGCCAACCCTGAAGGCTGGAGTCACCGCCTCGCGTACTGGACGCTCGACCGGATCGACAACGACGGCCACTACGAGCCAGGCAACGTCCGCTGGGCTACCTGGTCCCAGCAGGCGTTCAACCGGCGTCCAAAGACGGTGACAGCATGACCTACCGCATCGACAACGATGGACCTCATCCTCTTATCGCAGCCGCTATCAGGATCGCCGCGGATGGGCCATTCTCGCCACCCAAAGCCTCCAAACGTGCCCTCATAGACCGTGCCCTGATAGACGACCTCAGACACCAACTCGACCGGGCGGGCTACGCCGACCACTGGCGGGACCTGGCCTACGACCTCCGAATCCAAGAAAGAACCACCCCGTGAACCCTGACCCCTATTCGAACCTCATCCCCTGGATCATGGTCAGCATCATCTGGCTCATCGTCATTGTGAGGCTCGCCACATGAAAGTCGATGTCGTCTTCAAGGACGGTCGGGACTTCGGCTCAGAGGTCGACGGCTACGCCATAGGAGATCCTCCAGGGTTCATCCAAGTCGTCTACTCCGACGTTGTGAAGTTCTACCCGGTAGACCTGATCGACCATGTGACCGTTCCCAACCTGCACGCCAAACTCACAGAGGAGACACCATGATCAAGACACAACGAACCAGATTGACCGTCATAGCAGTAGTGTTCGGCGTGTTGGTGATGCTGCTGGCTGCCGCTCCCGATGTAGCGCCCAGCACACCTCAGACACCCTCCAATCCAGAAGCCTGTGATACGGCCCTCACCAACCATGAACTCACCGTCGACCGGATAGACATAGCCAAAGCTCAGGGGGACACCACTGAAGCCAGACGCCTGGAGGCCATCAGGAAAGCTGCATACGCTCACATCCAGGCCAACTGTTGACCCGCCTCATATCCCCCCTATCCCCCCCCTTGAGACGTGAATATGACAAGAGGCTCTACAGACGCAACCGCAAGCTCCTCCTCTCCACACGCCCCAGATGCGTCCTATGCCCCGCACCTGCCAAGACAGCAGACCACATCATCCCGGTCAGCAAAGGCGGGACATCGGCCCTATCCAACCTCAGACCAGTCTGTGTTCCCTGCAACTCATCACGAGGAAACAGGACCAGAACACGAGAGTCACACCCATACTGAACCGGATGCCGTTTTTTTGATATGAGCCACCCCGACCACCCTGCCCCCCGTTTTCGTTTAGGTATATGAGCACTCGATCCCTCCCTACTAAGAGCACACGGTCTCGTGCCCGCACTCGGTTTGAGACGAAGCCGACCAAGGGGTCGAAGACCTGGACCCAGGACCTGATCCGCATGGCCGACGAGTTGGGGACGCCTCTGATGCCGTGGCAGAAGAAGGGTGCCCGTCTGCTCGGTGAGCTTCGGGATGAGTGGTGCATCTGCCATGACCCGCCTCGTCTGCTGCCCCGATACAAGACGGTGGTGGTCTCGGTGTGCCGCCAGCAGGGGAAGACGGTCCTGGCGCGGGTGGCGATCAGCACCAAGGCTGAGTCGGAGTGGGACCTGAAGATGTATGGGACGGCTCAGTCCCGCCAGTATGCGGCCCGCCATGTGGTCTCTCTGGGAGATTTCCTCCAGCAGACGGACCCTCTGTTGACGGTGAAGCGGGGTGTGGGAAACGAGGTTGTCGAATGGGAGAACGGCTCCACCTATCTGCCTATCTCCCCGACCGAAGGTGGCGGGCATGGTGACTCGATCGACTTTCTCCTGGTGGACGAGGGCTGGGCGGTGTCCGCTGTCACCTTGGGAGGCGTGGTTCCCGCCATGACCGCTCGACCCCACTCGCAACTGCTCGCCATCTCGACTATGGGCACCGTCGACTCGGAAGTGTGGAACGGGATCGTCACCCAGGGCCGTGAGGCTGTGGACGACTCAGGTTCGGACATCGCCTACATCGAATATTCGGCTCCGTCAGATGAGGCTGTCTTTGATGAGTCACAGTGGCACACCTGGATGCCCGCCTTGGGGATCACCGTCTCCTACGACGACATCCGCTCGGCCATGAAGCTCCTGGAGGCTGCCGAGGGCCGCAACGAAGTGGTGAGAGCCTTCGGGAACCGGACGGTGAAAACACTGGTGACCGTGTTCCCCGGCGACTACGTGGAGAAGGCATGGAGGGTAATCGACCCGCCCGACAGATTCGTGTTGGCAGTAGACATCAACGACGAGCCTGCCGGGGCTGCTGTCGCCACCGGGCATCTCGGGGAGGTTGACGGTGTGGTGGGTGGTGCGGTTCGGATCATCGAAGCCCGCTACGGGACGCCACGGTGGCTGCCCTCCTACGTCGAGGGGGTGCTCAGGAGTCGTGAGGTTGAGGCTGTCGTGGGTGACTTCGGCGGTCCTGCCCGTGAGGTCAAAGCGGAGCTAACAGCCATCTGTGAGGAGAACCTGGTGCCTCTCATCGACCGGGTGCCCCGAGACCTGGCAGCCGACACTCGACGCTTCTACGACGGTCTCAGAGAAGGCACCGTTTACCTGAACAAGTCCGAGTTCCTGGCCGAAGCGTTGGCAGGAGCAAGACGGAAAGACTTCTCCGACACTGGTCTGTGGGTGGTATCCCGTGGCCGCATGTCGGTCGACGCCTCCCCACTGATCGCAGCGATCATGGCCCACGGGCTGGCGGTGGAATTGTCGGTGTCACCCAAGGTCGAGTTCTTCGTCTATTGAAAGCCGAGACAACCCTCAACCTCAACTAGAGGGTTATACTGTGGGACGTGCAGATAGCAGGTCGCGAAATTCGTTGGTCTGAACCCTCCCTCCAACAGAGGTCGCTGGATCAGGTGACCGACATCAACGTGGCGTTCACTGAGATGCAGACCAGTCTGCTCGGGTTGACCGAGAACTCGGTGCCGTCCGTGTTCCGTGCCCGCCAGTTCCTCTCCGACACGGTGGCCTCCCTCCATATGGATGAACTCCAGGGGAAGATCATCGTGGAGGACCCGTCTCCGATCATCACCGACCCTGACCCCACGATCACATACCACGAGTTCATGGCCCAGGTGATGCTCTCCCTGATCGACAATGGCAACGCCTACCTGTGGATCAAGACCCGAGACCAGTTGGGCAATCCCAAGTCGGCCTACGTCTGTGACCCGCTGGAGGTCAACGTCAACTGGGACAGGCAACGGTTGTACCGCCGCTACTCGTGGCGGGACCAGACCATGACCCCTGACGAGGACTTCCTCCACATCGCCATCAACCGTGGACCGGGCAAGCTCAAGGGGATGGGACCGATCGAAGCTGCCCGCACCACCACCATCCAGACGGCCAAGGCCGAGGAGGAGATGGCCCGGACACTGGCCGAGGACAACTACACGCCGTCGCTGGTCATCAAGTCCCCGGAGGTCAAGACGGCAGTAGACGCAGAGCGAGTCCTCAATATTTGGATGGGTGCCCGAGACTCCAACGGTGGGGGTCGCAAACGCCCTTCGGTAGCCAACACTCTCACCGAGTTCGACCAACTCACCATCAACCCGGTTGACGCCCAATGGATCGAATCCCGAGACTTCACCGTCCAGCAGATCGGCAGGCTGTTCGGCATCCACGGGTTCTTCCTCCTGGTCGAGTCGGGGTCGTCTCTCACCTACTCCACCACCGAGTCGCTGTTCCGTCTCCTGTTGACCGCCACCCTCAGACCCACCTACCTGGAGAGGATCGAACAGGCCATGTCGAGGCTTCTCCCCAGGGGAAGGATCGCCCGTTTCAACACCGATGAGATTCTCCGTGCCGACATCCTGTCTCGCTACGGGGCGTACCAGATCGGCACCGGGAACCGTGGCTTCCTCGCCGTCAACGAAGTCCGTGAGGATGAGGGACTTCCTCCGATTCCTGGAGGGGATGAGCTAATCGTTCCCTCTACCACGGAGCCTGCCCCTGTTCCTGCCCCTTCTCTGAATGGAGCATCAGCATGACCGACAGATCTAGAGACGACCAAGGCCGGTTCCTCCCCGACGCCGTCTACCCCGACGAGGAGATGGCTCTGGAGGTCAGGGACTTCGAGCGCCGGGAGATCGTCGCCCGTTTGCTCCCTTACAACGAGCCGATCCTGGTCCGTGGAAGGCCAGAGTCGTTTGTGAGGGGTGCTGTGGCGGGCATCGACCCCACGTCGATCAAGCTGCTCTCCTTCCACGACCAGCGCCGTCCCATCGGCAAGAGCGTCGAGTTGGAGGAGCGAGACGACGGAGCCTACGTCCGATTCCGCATCTCGAAGACCACCGAAGGCGACGAGATGCTCGAACTCGCCAACGACGGGGTCCTCTCCATCTCCCCAGGCTTCATCCCAGGCGTCCAGAACCAACAGGGTGTTCATCAGAGGTTGAAGGCCCTACCCGAAGCGTCCTTGGTGACCTTCGCTGCATACAGCGGAGCCAAGGTCCTGTCCGTAAGAGAAAAGGAGGCCGCAATGGCCGACAACAAGCCCACAACCGAACCTGTCGAGGAGCCAGCCGTGCAGACGGTTGACCTCGGCCCCATTGAGACACGTCTGAAGGACCTCTCGACCCAGATCGAGACCCTCCAGTCGGTGGTCGATGCCCCAGCCCGCAACCTGCCAGCCGGTGGTCCCACACCGTTCGACTGGTTCATGGCGCAGATGGAGGAAAGACTCCAGCCTCGCTCCATGCAGTATCGGGAAGCCCTCGATGAGAAGTGGGAGAACTTCCAGACCCGAGCCAAGGAGGGGACACTCCAGACCCGTGCCCTAGCCGACATCACTGGTGGGCAGACCCAGGCCGGTGACAACGACCCAGCCGACGACCTGTCGGGTCTCGTGGTCGAGGAGTATCTCGCCTCTCAACTGGTGAGCATCCTTGACCGGAGACGGCCACTGTTCGCCAGCTTCGGCTCGTTCCCGTCACCCCGTTCTGGTTACGCCCGCATCCCGGTCGTCACCCAGCACGTCACGGTGGCTGCCCGCACCGCCCAGAAGACGGAGCCGACCAGCCAGAAGATGATCCTGAAGACCGAGCCGTTCGAGGCGAAATGGTTGGACGGAGCACTCGACGTGGCTATCGAGGTCACCCAGATGGCCGAGCTTCCCGTCATGGAGATCGTGTGGGAAGACCTGAGAGGCGCATACGCCGCAGCCACCGAGCACGATGTCACCAACGGTGCCGTGCCCTGGTTCGAGGCTGGTGCCCTCGGGTTCACCTACACGGGCACAGCCCTCGACACTGCCACCTACGCCGGGTTCATAGCCGACGTGGAGGAGCAGATCGACACCATCGAAGATGCGGCCGGGGAGCCTCCCAGCGTCCTGGCCGTCACCCGTGCCCAATGGCGGGTCCTGGTGGCGATGGTCGACGCCAACGACCGGAGACTGTTCTCCACGATCAACCCTCAGAACGCTGACGCCTCGGTGGGTCTCACCGCCCGGTCGTTCAGCCTTCCCGGTGGGATCGAAGTGTTCAAGGTGAAGGGTCTCACCCAGGCAGCCCTCTACGGGCCGTCTGCCCTCCGTGCCACCGACTACGGCCCGTCACGGGTCGAAGCGACCAACGTGGCCCTGATGGGTCGGGACATCGGCATCCTCGGACGGACCATGCTGGTCAACCGAATCCCTGCCGGTGTCGTTGTGTTCGGAACCGAACCGTCCTGATGGCTGACCCCGTAGCGGCAACCCCCGAGATCGAGGCTCGGCTGGCACAGGCTGTGCTGGCTAAGGCTCTGCGTATCTATGCGCTGGCCGAGGCTCCCTTGGGGACGCACGGGGAGATGACCGAGTTCGGAATGATGGCGGTGAGGCCCGACTACCAGATTCAGGAGCTACTCGGAGGGTTGCTCCGTGTCAACTGGGATGTTGACCTCACCACCATGATCACGTCAGACGACGTGGTCCGTCATCTCGGCTACGACGACCTGCCAGCAGCCAAGGTCGTTGACATCGACAGGGCTATCGCTGCTGCCACCTCATGGGTGGCCGACTATGTGTTGGGAGCGGTGGCAATTGCATGAGCAACATCACCATCGTCGCTGGGGCACTCACCACAGAGTTCTCCGATGTGGCGTTCGCTGCCGCCCTACCCACCACGTTCACCGCACCGTCTGTGGTGGTAGCCCCAGGAGACCCGTTCCTCGCTCCATCCACGTTCGGTGGCGTCACCGAGACATGGGATGTGTTGGTGGTGGTGTCGTTCAAGGACAAGGCTGCCGGACTCATCCAGATGCGGGACCTGTCCCTACGTGTCAGAGAGGTCGTCTCCAAAGCTGGAGCCACCTGGCGTCAAGCGTCGGGTCCTCGGATCAGGGACGGGGAGGCCAACAAAGACTTCGTCATGTCAGTCAACCAGATCACATTTGATCACATACCACAGGAGGCATAATGCCTGACCCAATCTTCATCCCCGGTTACTTGGGAACAGTCGTTCTCAACAGCGAAGACCTATCCATCATCGGCCATGTGGTGAGCCTCGACGGCTCCCGTGACACCCTCACCAAGAAGGTGTTCGGCCAGACCCATGCGTTCACCATCGGAGGCCAGCGAATGGAAGCCTTCTCGGCTTCCGGCTCCATTTCCGCTGAGAAGATCGCAGCCTTGGAGGCCGCATACCAGACACAGGCTGCCGTAGCGTTCTCAATGCAGATCGGTGAGGCGGCGGGAGCCACCGATGGTGGTGTCTACACGGGCAATTGCATCATCGGCTCACGTCGGATCGAAGGCAACGCCGAAGGCCAGTGGACTTGGAACATCACCGCCCAGGCGTCCGGCGTTCCCGTCTACACGCCTGCTGCTGCGTCGTGATCCTGAGTGCCTGCCCCTGGAGTTCGTGTTGAAGGTCTGAACCTTCTGGTCCGCAATCTCCGCAAGGTGTCCACCGACTACCCCAAGGAGATGAAGGAGATACACCGGAAGATCGGTGAGCCTATCGCCGTGAAGGCCAGGGGCTTGGCTCGGGTCCGCTCAGGGCGGATGAGGGGGACCATCAAGTCGGCTCCCACCACCCGTGCAGCCCGAGTGTCGGCAGGGCAGCGGACCAAATACACCGGCGTCCAGCATTGGG